CAACATCAACAGCCGCCTGGGCGTCCCCGTGGTGGGCCACCCACCCCCCGACCCGACTAAGTCGACCCCGCCGCAAGACATCGAGGCTGAGGACAACTGGGCGTACATCGTCACAGTAACCGAGAAAGAATGATGAGCGAACAGAAGCCAGTCATGAAGTCGATCAGCGACGCGCTAGGTATGGCGCCGCTGGTCATCGACGCCGAGGTGACCCCTGCCGACGAGGCTTCTGTGCCAGCCGTCGTAGTCGAACCTCTGGAAGTCGAAGTGTCAGTCATGGACCAGGAGGCGGAGGAAGACTTCGCCCTGGTCCGTGGCAAGTCCCGCGACCTGATCGAAAAGGCAGAGGAAGCCCTTGATGGCATCCTCCGCATCGCATCAGGCAGCGAACACCCGCGCGCCTTTGAAGTCGCCGCGAACCTTCTCAAGACCGCCTCTGATCTACAGGCAGGGCTGCTGAAGCTGCACGAGCAGCGTCGCCAGCTGGTGCCGGATCCGGACGCAGGCAAGAAGGCTGACGCGCCGACCACCCAGACGAACAACCAGTACAACTTCTATGGCTCTACGCAGGAATTCCTTGACAAGGTAGAGGCGCTAGAGAAGGAAAGGGCAGAAAAGAATGGAACATTTGAGTAATCAGCCCGTCAAGACGAACAACGACTTCTCGTTCCTAGGCAATCCGCTGCTGAAGCCAGCCGGTGCCGAGATCGAACTGACGCAAGAACAGCAGTTCGAGCTAGTGCGTTGCCGTAAGGATCCGATCTACTTCATCAGGACTTATGTCAAGATCATCTCGCTGGACGAGGGCGTCATCCCATTCAGGATGTGGCCATTCCAGGAAGAGTTCGTCAAGACGATCAACAAGCACCGCTTCACCATCGCAAAGATGCCACGTCAGGTCGGTAAGACCCAGACGTCGGCGTCGTACATCCTATGGTGCATGCTGTTCAAGAAGGCGTATACGATCGCTATCCTGGGCATGAAGATGGAACAGGCGCAGGAAATCATGGATCGTATCCAGATGTCCTACGAAAACCTGCCCTTCTGGCTACAGAATGGTGTCGTGACCTGGAACAAGCGCTCTGTCGAACTGGAGAACGGCTCCAAGGTGTTCGCGTCCGCAACGTCGGGCGGCGCCATCCGTGGTAAGTCGGTCAACCTGGTCTACCTCGACGAATTCGCTCACATCGAGCGAAAGCTGCAGCAGAAGTTCTTCACCTCTACCTACCCGGTTATCTCCTCGGGTAAGAACACCAAGGTCATCATCACTTCGACGCCGAACGGCTACGAGCAGTTCGCCAAGATCTGGATGGACGCCGAGGACGGGCGCAACGAGTACTTCGCGTTCCCAGTTCACTGGTCCGACGTCCCCGGTCGCGACGAAGCCTGGAAGGCGCAGACTATCGCCAACACCAGCGAAGAGCAGTTCCGTCAGGAATTCGAGGTCGAGTTCATCGGTTCGTCCAGCACGCTGCTGTCGCCGACCGCGCTCGCCCTGCTTCGCTACGACAACCCGCTCCGCAAGACGAACAACGTCAAGGTTTTCGAGGAGCCTATCAAGGGTCACAAGTACATCATCGGTGTGGACACCTCACGAGGAGTTGGTGGAGACTACTCAGCATTCAGCGTAGTTGACGTGACCGCGTTCCCGTACAAGGTTGTAGCGACATACAGAGACAACAACGTCGAGCCGACCACGTACCCAAACTTCGTGGACTACGCCTCAAAGGTTTACAACCACGCCTGGATCATTGTCGAAACCAACGACATCGGCGCGCAGATCGCTGACATCCTGAACATGGAGCTCGAGAACGAGAACATCCTGATGGTGACCCAGAACGGTCGCAAGGGTCAGGTGCTCGGCGGCGGCTTCGGTCAGACCAAGCCACGCTTCGGCGTCAAGATGTCTCCGGCGGTCAAGCGCATCGGCTGTATGGCGCTGAAGGCGCTGATCGAGAACCAGCAGCTGCTGGTCGTGGACTACGACATCATCCAGGAGTTCATGACGTTCGTCCAGGAAGGTACTTCGTACGAAGCCGAATACGGCAAGCACGACGACATGATCATGACACTCGTCCTGATCAGCTGGTGCACCACGCAGCAATACTTCAAGAACCTGATCGAGAACGACGTTCGTCAGCAGATCCTGGATCACAACCAAGCCATGATCGACGCGGACATGGTACCGTTCGGTCTGTACGACGATCATGGCGACGGCGCTGCGTACGAGGACGAGGTGTGGGCAGAGTTCGACCGCCTCATGTGGTCCTGACGACAGGGAAACCCTAAATACTCTGTGATTTGAATCTAGCAGTACATCCAAGGAGAATAAGAATGGGTTTCCAAGTCTCACCTGGTATCAATGTGAGCGAAGTGGATCTGACCACTGTCGTTCCAGCGGTATCCACAACTGACACGGGTATCGCAGGACTGTTCCGTTGGGGTCCGGTTGAGCAGGCAGTGCTCGTTAGCTCGGAAGACGAGCTGGCGAAGCGTTTCGCCAAGCCAACCAATGACAACTACGAAACGTGGTTCAGCGCCGCTTCGCATCTGGCGTACTCGGGACAGCTGTTCGTCTCTCGTGCAGCCGATGCCAACGCTTTCAACGCAATGGCCAACACCGGCACTGCAGTTGCGACGACTGTCAAGAACGAAGATGACTACATGTCGTCTCCGATTCCTGCCAACACCGCCTATCTGGCGAAGTATCCGGGTGCTCTGGGCAACAGCCTGCGCGTCTCGGTGTGCGACAGCGCAACCGCTTACCAGTCGATCGCGGGTTCCCAGACCGTTGCGAACACCACTGCTCAGTTCGCGTTCACCGTCGGTGCAACCACCGGTACGCTGACCGTCACGAACTCCGACGCATCGAACGCCATCGCTTCGAACACCGCTCAGGCTATCCTGGCAGTCGTTCAGGTCGGCGATTACATCACCATCGGTTCGCAGGCTACTGGCCAGCAGCGCGTCCAGGTTCTGGCAAAGTCGACCCCGACTCTGACCTCGAACGGCGTGGCAGCAGCTACCCTGACCCTCGGTTCGCGCGTTTCGACCCTGGCAAACGTCGCTCAGTCGACTGTTGTTCGCCAGTGGGAGTTCGCTTCGCTGGTCTCCAGCGCGCCGGGCACCTCGCCATACGTCTCCGGGCGTGGTGGTTCGGGTGACGAACTGCACGTGGTTCTGGTCGACGACGGTGGTGACTTCACCGGTACTCGTGGCACTGTTCTGGAAGTCTACGACTCCGTCTCTCGCGCAACTGACGCGAAGGGCGAGCAGGGCGGCTCGATCTACTACAAGGAAGTCATCAACAGCGGTTCGCAGTACATCTGGTGGGCACAGGATCGCGCAGGCGCTCCGTCGGCTACCGGCTCGAACGTTGTTGCTTCGACCAACCAGGCTCCTCTGACTCTGCGCTTCGTCGGCGGTACTGACTCGGCTCCGGAATCGACCATCTCGCTGGCTGCACTGGGCGCTGCATGGGACGTGTTCAAGAACGCTGAACTGATCGACGTTTCCCTGCTGATCGCAGGTAAGGCGCGCGGCGGTGTTGGCGGTGAGCAGATGGCCAACTACATCATCGACAACATCTGCGAAGTCCGCAAGGACTGCGTCGTGACGGTTTCGCCGGAGCGCTCTGACGTTGTTGGTAACGCTGGCAACGAAGCGTTTGACGTTCAGGCTTTCCGTTCCAACCTGCGTTCGACCTCGTACGGCGTGCTGGACTCGGGCTACAAGTACATGTACGACAAGTACAACGACACCTACCGCTACGTCCCACTGTGTGGTGACATCACCGGTCTGATGGCTCGTACTGACAGCGCACGTGACCCGTGGTTCTCGCCGGCTGGTTACAACCGTGGTCAGATCAAGAACATCGTGAAGCTGTCGTGGACCCCGAACCAGGCTGAGCGTGACATCCTGTACAAGAACTCGGTGAACCCGGTTGTGTCCTTCCCAGGACAGGGCACCATCCTGTACGGCGACAAGACTCTGCTGAGCAAGCCGTCGGCATTCGACCGCATCAACGTGCGTCGTCTGTTCATCGTGCTGGAGAAGGCGATCGCGACTGCGTCGAAGTACACCCTGTTCGAGTTCAACGACGAGTTCACTCGTGCGTCGTTCCGCAACCTGGTTGAGCCATACCTGCGTGACGTTCAGGGTCGCCGTGGTCTGTACGACTTCAAGGTCGTCTGCGACGAAACCAACAACACGCCAGAAGTCATCGACGGCAACCGCTTCGTTGGCGACATCTACCTGAAGCCTGCGAAGTCGATCAACTTCATTCAGCTCAACTTCGTGGCAGTTCGCACGGGCGTCGAGTTCGAAGAAATCGTCGGCAGCTTCTAATAGGAGAAACAACAAATGGCATTCGACATTTCTGAAATGCGTGGTCAGCTGCAGTATGGCGGCGCGCGTCCTTCCTTGTTCCAGGTCCAGTTCAATCATCCTTCGATGGGCGACGGCGTGTTCAAGGTTCCGTTCATGACAAAGGCAGCCTCGCTGCCTGCGTCGACCATCGGTTCGATCCCGGTGAGCTACTTCGGTCGTCAGATCAAGGTCGTTGGCACTTCGCGTACCTACGAGCGTTGGACTGTCACCGTCATCAACGACGAAGACTTCCGTGTCCGTAAGGCGCTGGAAGCTTGGTCCCGCCAGATGAACACCTACGTTGGCAACGTGCGTGGCTACGGTACTTCGGCTCCGGCTGAGTACAAGTCCCGTGCTCAGGTTCAGCAGTTCTCGCAGACTGGTCAGGTGCTCCGCACTTACATCTTCGAGGGTCTGTTCCCGGTCACCGTCGGTCCGATCGAACTGAACTGGGATAACGGCGACGCTATCGAAGAGTTCACGGTCGAGTTCGAGCTTGACTGGTGGGAAGTCGCTGGCGAGCCGGTTCGCTAATCGCTGAGGCTAAATATATGAAGGGCGGCTCGTTCGGGTCGCCCTTCATTGTCACTGGGATTAGAGGATCACGATGGAACTGCTCGGTTTCCGCATCACTCGTAACAAGCCTGATCCGGCACTTGAGAACGAATCGTTTGCACCGCGTATTGAAGACGACGGCGCATCGGTCGTCCAAGCTGGCGGAGCTTTTGGCACATATCTTGACCTCGACGGCAATGTCCGTACCGAGGGCGAACTCATCACACGCTATCGCGAGATGTCCCTCCAGCCGGAGGTTGATTCCGCGATTGATGACATCGTCAATGAGATGGTTGTCTATGACGCCAACGACGAAATCGTCACCGTGAATCTTGACAGGGTGGACTTCTACTCCGCCAAGGTCAAGAAGCGCATCTCTGCCGAATTCAACGAGGTCCTGCGTCTGCTGGACTTCAACAACGCAGCATACGAGCTCTGTCGCCGTTGGTACATCGACGGTCGCATGAACTATCACGTCATCATCGACGAGGATAAGCCGGAGCTCGGCATTCAGGAACTGCGATACATCGACCCACGCAAGTTGCGCAAGATCCGAGAGGTCGAGCGTAACCCTGAGAAGCACTCGATGTTCACCGCTGCTCGCGTCAAGAACGAGTACTACGTGTACAACGATCGTGGCTTCACGATGAAGGAGATGAGCACTCAGGCGCAGGGCACGTACACTCAGGCTACGGGCATCCGCATCTCCAAGGACTCGATCATCCGCACCACGTCTGGTCTCATGGATCCGACGAACCAGATGGTCCTGGGTTACCTACACAAAGCCATCAAGCCGCTGAACCAGCTGCGTACCCTGGAAGACGCGTCGGTCATCTACCGACTGACCCGTGCTCCTTCGCGTCGTGTGTTCTACATCGACGTCGGTTCGCTGCCGAAGGCTAAGGCTGAGCAGTACATGCGCGACCTCATGGTCAAGCACAAGAACAAGGTCGTGTACGACGCCAACACTGGCGAGATCCGCGACGACCGCAAGTTCATGACGATGCTGGAAGACTTCTGGCTGCCACGTCGTGAAGGCGGTCGCGGTACTGAGATCTCGGAACTGCCGGGTTCTGGCTCGTTCAGCGACATGGCTGATATCGAGTACTTCCTGCAGAAGCTGTACGACTCTCTGAACGTACCGAAGTCCCGTCTGAGCAACGACAACACCTTCAACATGGGTCGTTCGTCGGAGATCACCCGTGACGAAATCAAGTTCTCGAAGTTCGTCACCCGCCTGCGCATGCGCTTCGCTCAGCTGTTCAAGGAAGCCCTCGGACGTCAGCTGGTGCTCAAGCGCGTCATGACTCAGGAAGAGCTGCCTTACTTCCTGGACGTGATCAAGTTCGACTTCAAGCGTGACAACCTGTACGAAGAGCTGAAGGAACTGGACATCATGCAGCAGCGCCTGGCAGTTCTGGGCGACGCCGTTCAGTACGAAGGCAAGTACTTCTCGCGTCAGAACATCAAGAAGAACATCCTGCGCCAGGACGACGAAACGATCGCCAAGATGCAGGAAGAGATGGATCAGGAAGCCTCTCAGGACATGGCAATGCCTGACATGGGTGGCGACGATGATGACGGCGATGATGACGGTGGAATCAAGCGTTCCATCGTACAGCACCGCCGTGATGCTTCCCCTCAGCAGCCGGGCAAGGGCGGTGGTGACAAGCAAGTCCCGCCGACGCCGTCCGGTCCGCCGACCCAATGAGCTAAATAGAGAAACGAATTAGGAGATTCACATGGATCACATCAACGAAGAAGAGCTGTTGGCCCAGCTGCGTGAGAGCATCGCTGCGCTGGCTGAGCAGGAAGAACTGGATCTGAGCGAAGAGCAGCTGGACGAACTGGCTGCATCTGCGCTCGATGAGCACATGTTCGACCTGTCGCTGGATGAACACTTCGAGGAAGTCCTCGGTGAAGAGTACACCCAGCTTGACGAGCTCGACAAGAAGACCCTGAAGTCGTACGTCAAGAAGGCGACCACCTCGTCCGACCGCCACTGGGCCAAGGCTGAGAAGGAAGAAGACAAGGCGATGTCGACCAACGGCGAGAAGTACCCTGAGAAGCAGCGCCGCCACATGGATGCAGCCAATGCGTCCATCAAGACCTGGCAGAAGCGCGGCAAGGGTATCGAAGCAGCCAAGAAGAAGCTGAGCGAAGAAGAGCTCGACGAGCACCTGCAGGAAGTCCTGGGCGAAGAGTTCGAGGAACTGACTGAGATCTCGAAGAAGACTCTTGGTTCGTATATTCAGAAGGCTACCGCCGATCACGGAATCAAGATGGTTGGCGTCGGCTCTGCTGGCGAACGTGGCAACTACGACAAAGTGAAGGCTGATGCGGCAAAAGCTGCTAAGCGTCTCGGTGGCGTCTCCAAGGCTGTCAAGAAGCTGACCAAGGAAAGCGCTGACGAGATCCTGGCTTTCGCTGCCGAAGGCAAGACTGTCGAACTGGGCGACGCATTCGCTTCCGCGATGAGCGCTCATCTGGCAGACCGCCTCGACGGCATGCGCCAGGACGTGGCTTCCCGTATGTTCAACGCAGTTGCTGGAGAATAAGTAATGGCCAAGCTAGACCTGAAGAAGTTCCTGTCCGAGATGACTGCAGCACAGTCGCCTGCCGACAAGGAATTCGAGGCTCTTCACCCGGTGAAGAAGACCGACGCCCCGGCTGCTACTGAAGCGCAGTTCAAGGGCGTCACTGTCGCGAAGGATGAGTCGAAGCTGACTCATTCTTCTAACGCCACCGGCATGGTGGACGACCTCGCCAAGACCAAGCCGCTGGGCGAGTCCTTTGAGGACGTCGTTGAGCAGAACCTGCAGGAGCTGTCAAGGAACACCCTGCACTCCTACGCCGCCAAGGCAAAGGGTAGTGCGCAGGCTTCCCGTGCTGTTGCCAAGTTCGCTCGTTCACGCGATGAGTACGATCGTGCCGACGAACACAAGGCGAAGGCTGCCAAGCGTACCAAGGGTGCCAAGAAGGCTGCCTCCAAGCTGAGCGAAGAGCAGCTGGATGAGCTGTCGAAGAAGACTCTTGGCTCGTACATCGAGAAGGCTGCCACCAGCCGTACCTGGTCCGGAATGGATATGGTCAGCTCTGACAAGGGTTCCGCCAAGTACAAGGAAGCGTCTGCTACCGCCAGCAAGCGCAGGAAGGGCATCAAGACTGCTGTCAAGAAGCTGACCAAGGAAGATATTGACGCAGAGATCCTGGCAGTCATCGGCGAAGAAGCATTCGCCCAGCTGGACGAGATCTCGAAGCACGCCCTCGGCAATTACATCAAGCACGCAGGTATCGACCGCAACTTCCACTCCGTCGTTGGTCACCAGAACCGTGAATGGGCACACAGTGCCAGCGTCAAGGGTGACGAGAAGGAACGTGCTGAGCGCACTGCGAAGTCCGAGAAGCATCTCGCAAAGTCCGAGAAGCGTCAGCAGGGCATTCACAAGGCTGTCGACAAGCTCGTCAGGAAGTGATGAACGCGATCCTCGACCAGTACATCCAGGGTCAGCTGGAGGAGTCTATCTTCTCCAGCAACCCTACGAAGCAGCGAACCGCAGCTGGTCACCTCAAGCGACTGCTGCGTGAGCCGCTTCGAGCGAAGGATGCGCACGACAAGATCAAGAAGCACGCGGACGACGCCAAGCTACTCGGCGACATCCGCCACTTCTCCACTCAGGCGCCAGAGGCTGACGTTCGTCCTGTCTTGAAGAAGCGCATGAAAGAACTGAAGGTTGCCGGGTTTTGATTTTCCATCGACATCATGTCAAGCCAAAGCACGCGGGTGGAACTGACGAAGAAGAAAACATCGTCACGTTGACTCTCGAAGAACACGCCGAGGCGCACAGGTTGCTTTGGGAAGAATATGGTCGTCAGGAAGACTACATTGCTTGGATGGGTCTCAGTGGTCAGATTCCGAAGCAAGAAGTGATCCGACTTAGCCAGTCGCTCGGCGGGAAGAAAGGTCGCGGGAAGAAGATCGGAGAGGCACACAAAGCTGTTTTCAACCGCAAAGGTCGCACCAATAGTCAAGAACACCGACAGAAAATCAGCGCCTCTCTAACAGGGCGCGTTGTTGCCGAGTCGACGAAGTTGGCTTTGTCGAAAGCCTGTCGTGGAAAGACCCGATCAGAGGAAGCAAGGCGCAATATGAGCGCCGCTGCTAAAGGAAAGGTTTGGGTAAATAACGGTGTGATGGTTACCAAGATCAACAAAGAAGCTGTGCTTCCAGAAGGTTGGATGTATGGCAAGAAGCTAAGGACATAGAGATGCCAATCGCAACCAATTCCAAGCAGAGGAACTGCATCATCCGTGCTATCGCGGATGAGACCATCAGTCTGGCCAACACCCAGGTTGGTGACGAGATCGTTGTTGGTCTCGGCATCACTGGAGTCTACTGGACCGGTGACTGGACCGTCAAGCGCGGCGCCAACACACTGCTCGTCCTCACCGATGGCCAGGATAGCTGGGACCTCGTCGGTTGGGGTTCGCTGCGCGAGTGGGCTGACCAGCCTATCGTGCTGACCCAGGGAACCGTCAAGGGAACCATTCTGCTGAACGTCACGAAGTACAACGATCAGCCGAACGAGCGTTAAGGAGAACACATGAAGCTCATCCGAGAACTGACTGAAGAAGTCAGCGTCAGCCTCTCTGAGTCTGCCGACGAAAACGGCAAGAAGAGCCTCTTCATCGAGGGTGTCTTCCTGCAGGCAAACAAGAAGAACAAGAACGGTCGCATCTACCCTTCCCACATCATGGAAGCGGAAGTGCAGCGTTACATCAAGGAGAAGGTTGACACCAACCGTGCCTATGGTGAACTGGGACACCCGAACGGACCTCAGATCAACATGCACCTCGTCTCCCACATCATCAAGGAACTCCGCAAGGACGGCGACAACTACATCGGTAAGGCGGTGATCACTGAGGGCACTCCGAACGGCGCAATCGTTCGTGGTCTGCTGGATGCCGGTGCCAACCTCGGTGTTTCGTCGCGTGGTCTGGGTTCTCTGATTCAGCGCAACGGCATCATGGAAGTACAGAGCGACTTCCGCCTGTCGACTGCCGCTGACATCGTCGGTGACCCTTCGGCTCCGGACGCGTTCGTTCGCGGTCTCATGGAAGATGTCGAATGGATCTGCGAGAACGGTGTATGGACTCCGGTCCAGGTTGATGCCGCTAAGGCGCACGTCAACGCCGCTGTTCGTTCCCGTTCTACCGCACAGCGCGAAGCGACCGCTCTCGGTCTGTTCGAGCACTTCATGGGTACTCTCGCTCGCAAAAGCTGAGAGTTCCCCTTCCCTAAATATCACATGAGTTTCCAGCAAACCGAATTGG